AAAATAAATGGTATATGGGTGCAATCAACTCCATGGGTTAAAACAAACAGCGAATGGAAACAATCTTCTGCTTACGAAAAAGTAGATTCCTCTTGGGGTAGTCCAGTAGCTAATATTGGACTAGAATTATTTCCAAATCCAGATCCAATAGGTAATAGTTTAAAGAGTTCTAAATTTGCAGTATCAGTTTATAATGGGCAATCTTATCTTGATGCTCATGTTTACTCTGGGGTAAAGCAGGCTTGGGTAAATCAATTTATTGTTAGAAGAGCCCCATGGGTTAGTGGATCCTATCCAATAATGAATTATTTAAGTTTTAGTATAAATAATTCTACCACAATTAAAGTATCTAAAGTTGGAACAAGCATAACATCAATAGATATTGGACCCTATAGAAAAAATAAAATTTTAAACACACAAATATCCAATGGCGACGCATATATTCCAATAAATAAAAATGATAAACTCTGGGTAACAATAAACAATGAGGTATCAAGTCCTCTATTTATTTTTGCCGACCCGCCCATACCGACATACGAACAAGCATCAAATAGCTTCCCAACGTATACAAAAATTTTAATGCCTACAGGGATACACTTTGTATCTTCTTTAACAAGTGTTCTTCCTGTGACTACTAATTCAGTAGATGGCTATAGTAATAGATTGCAACTATCTTCAAATACTTTAGTTTATTTCCCTGGTGGATCTTACATAAAGGGAAATTACAACATAAGTGGATGTAATAATTTAAAAATAATTGGGCAAGGAATAATATCCTTAGAAAATTATGATTGGTGGGCAGACTTTAAAGATGCTTCTGACAGCTTTAAAGTAGGAGGTACAACTTTTTATAGTACTAATCCATACACAAATCCAAATAGTTATGAGGATTGGAGACTTTCTGGTAATGGTGTTACTGGCACCACAGTCATAAATACTCCTTATTATTTTAATGGCGAAGGAAGCTTCCAATCAATTGAACATTTAAAGTTTATATCTCCTTGGAATTATAACACTGACGGTCCAAGAATGTTTAATTTTTATTACCCGCAGCAAGGATCAAAACTTTTAAATTCTTTTATATTTAATGCAGATGACTCTTGTTTTCCTGCTGTAGCTCAACAAGCCGGAAATCATTTAGTCAGTTCATGTTATATAAATAGCATGGCTGCCATATTTACTAATTATTTTCCAGGGTTTAATAATGGAGTTGCTAATTCTCAGTTTTATGAAACAAGTTGTATTGATATAGACTCAAGATGTTTTATTGCAGCAGAATCAGATGGTAGCAAAGGAGAAGCTGTTTTTAGATTATTAACTGACACAAGTTTAACATCTATACCCTCTAATTGGAGAGGACCTGTAAATCTTTTATTCTCATCAATTAATTTTGAAAATGATTTAGACGCTCCGCTATTCCAAATAGGAAACTTAATTTATCCTTTCGCTGAACAACTCCCAGGTGTAGGTCAACTTCTTGGCTCAACTTCAGGATTACGTTTTTATGATATTACAGCAAGTTCAACTGTAACTGGAATAGGCAACTTATCATCAAATTATGTTTCTGGATTTAACTCCACTAATAAAGTTACTGATGTTACATTTACCAATCTTAAAATAAATAATGTTTTTGTTACAGACACTAATTATGATACCTATTTTGATATAGTTGGTGCTACTAATAAAACAATAGACAATATAAATTTTAATGTTACGGGATTAGAATTATACTCTCCTCAAACAGAATCATTAAGGTCTAGTTTATATCAGGTTTCAATTGAAAATAATCAAAATTATTATAGTAATTATGTTTATTCTAGCACTGCTAAATTTGGAGCAGGTGGCGTGTCTGGTGCTAGAGCAGTATTCCATTATGATCCTGGCACTTCAACATATAAGAATAGATTATGGAGTCTAAATGATAAGCCGATAATTAGCTTTACGACATTTGGCTCTTCATCAACTAGAAAAGTAAAAGTTAGTGCTAACTCTAATATTACATCATATACTATTAGACCAAAATCTAAAAACTTTAATCCTAGTGTAAGCTCTGGCTCTCTCTACTTAGATATGAGTCCAAAAGATAAAGCTTGGATAACAATTAACAATGATGTATCAAATACTTTATTCGTTTTCTGTGATCCGCTAAAGCCCCAAGTACCATCAAATAATACTTTATACTTCGGTCCAGGTGTTCATCACTTATCGGCATTAGCAGGCGCGCAAGTAATTAATGCAAGCTCTAATTATTCAGCAACTCCAGGAGATGAGTTACAAAGAATAGAAACTTTTTATGGAGCTTCATACTCAGCGTTACAAAATTACGGTTATACAGAGGGCCAGCCATTTACAATCTATCTAGATGGTGGATCTTATGTAATAGGTCAATTTGATTTTAGAGGCAAGAACAATATAAAGGTTGTTGGTCCTGGAATTCTAGCTGGCGATAATGTTGTTGAGCAATGTACAAGGTATGTTGATGATAACTTCCATACAAGATTAGAACCATATGGAATACTATCTCAGTTAAGAGGAGTAACCTATGCTTATCAAGAGCAAGGCTTAAATACTTATGATAGAGTTCCATCAGGACTTGTTGTAAGTGGGCCAACAGTTATCAACTCTCACTTCATAAATTTCCCAGGAATGAATGTTGTAGACAATGTAAAGTTGATATCTCCATTCATGCCAAATACAGACATCAAGGCACCCATGCCAGACGGGGCTACGAGTGCTGCTATAATGAGAGATTGCATGATATTCCTAGGAGACGATGCAATAATCCCAACTCCTTATAACGCTTACCCAACTCAACCGAATACTGGCTATTTAAATATAGGTGGACAATTCGATATAAGTGGTTGCCAAGTTTATACAGTAAACGGTGGACCTTTGGTAATACCTTATTTCGGAGTCCTATATCCAAGCAGCACGCCAAGAGCTTATCCAATAAAGGTTTACGATATGGATTTTGGAATCTACACATTGGATGAAGGTGGAGGAGGCAGAAATGGAGTACCTATAGATTCAGAGAATGGAGAGGTCGCCATAAGAATTACTATGGATATGTCCTCAATCTATAGCGGAGCTTGGGATAACGGTCTGTTTAAGTATGGAATAAACAATGTGACAGTTAGCAATATTAGATTCGATGATCCTATAGACCAAGCTTTAATTTGGGTTGGAAACGTACCCGATCCTTACTTCCCAACACCTGTATCATTTAGAGGTGATGAGCATGGAAGCTTGTCTGGAATCAGCTTTATTGATATATCTGTAAGTTCCCGCCCAGGGTATACTGATCAGATAAGATCTAACTTGTTGTTCTCTAAGAATGCTACAAACAGGCCGAAGGATATTACATTTAAAAATATTAGTATTGACGGGGTAACATTAACAAATGCTAACTATACAACCTATTTCCAAGTGTCTGGTATTGACAGTGATCCTCCAAACTTGGGCACAGACAATATTAACTTCACAACTTAAAACTTAATTACTTAAAAATAAGTTTAAAAATTTAAGGTAAAACTATACATAAAACCCATAAATATACATAGGAAGTATTTATATGAAATCAATTAGAAACACGACTTTACAAGGTTTTACTGTACCTTTTAAAACACCAAAAGGATTACAGGAGGTTTTTATTAAACCAAAGACCACAATCGAAGTCCCCGATTCATATACAAGCACAGTCTTAGATAATCTAGTTAAAAGAAGAATGTTTAAGCTGTCAATACTTTCAGAAGTTACAACTTCCCCAGTTGTAAAATCAATCAATAAGTAAAGAGTAAATCATGGCATTACCCACCAGTCCCTCAGTAGTTGTTCTTGAGAACGATCAATCAATCTACACTCCTAACGTCCAATCAAGCGTAGTAGGTATTGTCGGATTTGCTGATAAAGGTCCAATAAACAAAGCTACATTAATAACTAGCCAGAACCAATTATTAAATGTATTCGGAAAGCCAAGCTCAGATATTCCTGGTCAAGGTCTTGAAGGTGCTCTAGAAATCCTTGAGGCTACGAACCAAGTTTATTTCGTAAGAGTTGTTCAGGATGCTGGTGCTGCGGCTGCTGCAAATGCTACAGTCTCAGCTACCCTAGGATTCTGCCCTGCGGTCCAAGTATCATCAACAACAAGCACGCTAGACGGTTCAACACTAACTTATGTTGTAACTGACAACTACTCTGAGGTCCAGCTAAATGGCTCAGTTCAACTAGCTAGTGCTACTGGGGATACGGGACTTTATGATGTTCTGAAGAGACAATTCGATCCACAGAACGTAGGAGATTCCCCAGTGTTCGCTATGGAGAGCGATGGTGCTCTATTCCTAGCTTCAAGATACGCTGGTGCTAATTCAAGACTAGAACTGGGTATAACCAATGCTAGCTCATACTTCTCAGCCATAAACGTATCTGGAGGTTCAATCGCTCCTATCCAGGCTAATACAATTGTAGCCTCAGGTGGAACTGCCCAGGTAAGCGGAGCCTCAGGAATTTATGTTAAGTTTGAATCAAACTATCCTGGAACGGGTTATAACTTAGTAACTCTTAAGGATGGTACGATTCAAGGTGTTTCTATAGAAGTAGATAGCAAGTCAATCAGAGACATCATAACTGTAAATAACAATGCTTCTCTACAAGAAACATTCTCTGTAGACCTAATTCCTTCAAGCGTTGGATTCATTGAGACTCTACTTGTCAACGATCCAATAAATAACAAGTCTGAGTATGTATACGCTGAGATCGAATCAAATGGAACAGCTTATACTCCAAATGATAACTTTGCTGATAAGCTAGATGTCCTAAAGAACTTCACTTATCTCGGAGCCCTCACTTCAGGAACTCCAAGATTCGTAAAGATTGTAGAAGGGACATACAATCTTGCTAATGGACAGAGCGGTTACTCCACAACTGCTTCAATAGTTGATGACTGGGTTGCCACTGCTGGTGATACCTCTGCTCTAATTGGAACAGCTACGGGAAAGAAGGGGCTATACGCTCTAGACGATGATGGACTAAACATTTCAATCGCTCTAATCCCAGGCATTACAAATCAGCAAGTTCAGAATGCTCTGATCACTCTAGCTGAAACTTCAAGAAACTTCATTGCTGTAATGGCTCCCCCATACGGTCTAGACAACGTACAAGAAACAGTTGACTGGATGAACGGAAGAGGAACTAGAACGGCTGCTTTAAATAGCTCATGGGCTGCTGTGTACTGGCCTTGGGTTCAGGTATTCAACTACTTCGCCGCCGCTGATGAATGGTACGATCCATCTATCTTTGCTGCCAGACAAATGGTATTCACAGATTCAGTCTCTGAGCCATGGTTTGCCCCAGCGGGTGTAAGAAGAGGAAGACTAACCAAGCCAACCAGCACGGAATCAGATCTAGGACAGGGCGACAAGGATGCTCTCTACTCAAACAACATCAATCCAATAACGAGAGAAGTTGGAGTTGGTATCACGGTCTTCGGCCAGAAGACTACTCAGAGAGCCCCAACAGCCCTAGACAGAGTAAATGTAAGAAGACTGATGATCTACATCAGAAAGGTCTTGCTACAGCTAGGCAAGCCATTCCAGTTTGAGCCAAACGATGCTCTAACTTGGGAAGCCGTTGAGGATTCAATCAATCCATTCCTCAGTGATCTTTTAGCTAGAAGAGCTATTGTAGAGGGTGCCGTCAAGTGCGACTCAACAACGAACACTCCTCTGAGAGTAGATAGAAACGAACTATGGTGCTCAATCACGATCAAGCCAACGAAGGCTGCTGAGACTGTAGTATTTGAAGTTAACCTCACCAACCAATCAGCTACGATTAACGGATAATTATGCCAATATACAAAGATCAGTACAGACGTTTTGAACCAGGAAAGAATCTTCCAAAAGTTTCTACAAGCCTGGACTCAGTAAGAGCGTATCAGTTTGAAGTTCTATTCAGAGGTCTTCCCCCAGGAGCCGTACTTCCTGGGCAAGACGTTAACGCTCTTACGCTAGCTGCCAAGCAAGTTAGCCCAATTGGAGGAACGCTAGAGGATATCGTAGTTGATCGTGTTAACGATAAGGTATTCTATCCTGGTAAGTTTACCCCAGATGAGGTCACAATTACTTTTGACAATCTCCTAGTCGAGAGAACCACCCCACTACTTTGGAGATGGTTCACAAGGGTATACGATCCACTTACTGGTGACGCTTCTGTGAAGCCAGCTAACAGAGATACAATCAAGTGCAATAAGCTAGTCATTACAGAACTAGATGGCACTTCAGCCCCTGTTGCTAACATCGAGCTTTATGGTGTATTCCCAAAGAGCTTTAAGTTCTCTGAGAAGAACTATTCAACTAACGAATTTAGCACTATAGAAGTTACCTTCAGATTCGACTTCATGGATACTTATCGTAGAAGATAAGATATCCTGAATTAACTTACTATTAGCTTACCTGTTTAGTTGAATAGGTAAGCTAATTGTCTATTATAAGGTGTATGAAATACTTTGTCGAACTGCTTGAAAGTTACTCTAAGCTAAAGAAGCGCAAGTTAACCTTATTATCAGAGGCTTCTAAGTTAGATCCGGCAGCAGTTCAGAAGGCAATGGACTATATTGAAAAAGCTAAAAAAGCAAATCCTCCTGGAACTAAAGTACCAGTAGCAGAAGTCCCTGGGGCATCAATTTGGGCAGCACAGAATCCAGAAAAGGAAGAAAATAAAGGTAAAGCAGTTTTCGATGGACTGCCAGGAAGAAACGGCAGAGCAATGAATATTGAGCCTGGGGCCGGTGGAAGAGGTGGTACATATGCTGATTTTGTTAAAGTGCTAAGTGGTGGTGAAGCTCAAGGGGAAGAAGCTGCCCCTAAACCAAAGGAAGCAGATCCTAGAGCAGCACAGCCACAAATACCAATGGATCCAATGACTGGTATGCCACTACCTCAGGTTCAAGTAACGGCAGGGCCAGGATCTAGAATAGCTGCATTCTTCAATCAATCAATAATAGAACCAAAGACTGATCCCATGGCGAATGATGGGTTATTCCAAATGGGTCAGCAAGCAAGTCAGAATATGATTGAAGCGGCTGAATTATCTATTGGAGCTTTCAAATACTTTCAAACTTTAAAGGGTGCAGCCGCGAAATTTATACAGTTTCAAGGAGCGGCCAAAACTGCAAACTATCTATTCGGTGGACAAGGGCAATCTCTAGAAGCTAAAGTAACTAAAGTATCATACAAGATGGTAAGCGTCAGAGATGGATTGTATGATATTAAAGAAGTAGGAAAGATTGCTCCAGAGGATCTGCTCTCTTACTCAGAACTAATGAAAGATTTTTTTAGTATATTCAAAGCAGATGGCACAGATATAAAGCAAAAGATAAATGATAAAGCAGCTTTCTTGAAGAATAGATTTACTTTGAATAGCGACGATACAGTCACAGTTTACTTAGATGATTCTAGAACTAAGTCTTTAGTTTTCAAAGAAACAGAAATCATAGGTTCAAGCAGCAAAGGTCTTCTAAGGTTTATGTTAGAAAGCTTAGAGACACAATTAGATAATCAAAAGCTATCAAGAGCCAACGTATTAAAGAAAGCTTCGGCAGGATTCAATAATGCAGTTAGAGGAGTTCTGCTAGAGAAGATTACAATCTATAATACAATACTACAAAGAGCGGCTGCTGCATCCCCTGAAGAAAGACCGAGGTGGGAGAAGCTATTAAAGAAGCATCTAGGATCGGACAAAAAGTTTAAAGAGAATTTAAGAAAGCTAAAGGATCTAAACGAAGAGTGGACAATGGCTGGAGAGGTGGCTGCTCTCCCAGAGCAAGATCACTATTTCAATACTGCACTAACACAATTCTTTGGAGAAGAAGTTTCTCTGTTGTTCAAGGCTGCTCAGGTTATAGCCTCAGATGTTCAAAGAAAGAAACCATTTACGATGCTTCATGTCGGAACTGAAACAGGCCCAGGATTGAAAGCAGATGCCATAGAAGTGTACTTGGATAATCCACCAGATGGCGCATCACTAGAAGTTGCTAGTGAAGTTCCACAGTTGCAAGATTACATAGCTGAAGGTCTTGTTGCTCCTGATCAGCAAGTCTATCTAAGAAGGCCAGACTATAAGCATTACTTAGATTATGGTGATAATACTCAGTTCAATGCTGGCGGATCTTCTAGAAACTCTATCTTTGATTTGATTAAAGGTGTTGCACAACTTGGATCATCCCAATACAGAAGAGGAATTAAAGTCTCATCATCCCAGGATAGATCAGGGCTAATTAAATACAATAATAGTAATTTAATTGGTGGGCAAAAAGGACTTACACAACTACAAGAATTTGTAAATGGTATAGAAAAGTCTGTAGCTAGCCTAATAAAAGTTAGCCCAAAAAGTCCTAATCCAAAAGATTTACAAACACGAGATGTTGTATCCCAGATTGCAACATCATTTACTGATACAATAAGAAAAGTATTTACACATAGCGATAAGAATAAAACAAATCTTATTGCAAACATAGATAGGTATGCAAAAGAATACTTAGAAGCTAAGAAAGATAAGCAGGAAGAAAAATACGAAAAGTTTATTGGAGGGTTACAGTCTGCAATGACATCCTTGCACATCAACAAAGCTTTGAATAGTGCTAATCCTACAGTTGGAAAGAATATGCTTCTAAGTATTGTAAACTCTGCTGCTGGATCTGTACAAAAAGGTGCCTGCTCAATTAACAGAGTAATGGGGCCAGACTCATCAAGACAATATGAGTTTGAAAGAAGTGCTCCATTGAATGCAATACAGGAAGCTATAAAGAATGCTGACACTGATCAAATTGAATTCAATGGTTCAGACTTTGATGTTAAGGATAAAGATGGAGCAGTAGTAGGATCTATATCTTTTGATCCAAGCAAAGATAAGTATGTTTTATATTACGATGAGAAGTTTATACAAAACAAACTTGGAGTTAAACCTACTGTAGTTCAATATAGAACTAAGAAAGATCAAGGAATGGAGATTCCCCAAGAGAGCAAGCTTCTAGATGTATTCATTAAGAATCAAATGAAGCTTCTGGAGACTCTTGTTAGCTTACAGAAAAAATCTGTCGTGAAGTGAAAGTAGATCAGAAAGCTTTACCAGATAGTATCCTCTATCTCTAATCCTGAAGTACGAATAATAGTCGAAGGGGGTTCCGATTAGTTCGACATATTCGTTAGTAACTACAACAGGATCTTTTCTATCTTGCCCGATGATCAGAAGAAACTTTTTAAAACATTTCTCTGAATCCCTTTCGGCTTGAGCTATCATGCCCGAAAAGATTGAATCAGGATTAAATAAATTACAAATCCCTTCTTTGTTATATCCTGATTTACATTCTATAATAAACTTAAAGTCTTTAGGTGTAATCAAGTCTCCATACATTTTAAGATGATTTGGGAGTGCGTGCGTGGTGGCAAAGGCCCCAGAACCAGGAGTGCGGCAAAACTCTGTGGTCTTAAATCTCTCATTCAGAAGGTGAGCAATCTTTCTCTCAAACCTTCCACCCTTAGCCTTAGAATTTATTCTCTTGCTCTTAGGTCTTTTTAGCTTGGTTAAATCAAAATCATCTTTCATAATAGAACCTCTGGGCTATAATAGGCTATGTCTGATAAACTAAAAGTTAGTTTTGCAAACACCAAATTTAAAACACAAGAAAGGAGTAGAGGTCGAATGAAGATTTCAATGAAGTTGTCTAAGGAAGAAGCTGAAGCTTTTAAGACGTTTATGTCAATTGTAAAGCCTGAAGAGGTCGATGAGGAAACCTTCTTCAAGCAGTTATTCTTCATGGGTTGCCGATCACTTGACGATCAACTTAAGAGTATGTTTGAAGAGAACAAGGCCAAGCTAGAAGCTCAAAAGGCTGAAGCTACTAACAATCCTGAAACGCCCGCTGAAGAGCCTAAGGAATGAAAGCTAGACCAAATTTCAAGCCGTATTGGGTTAACAACTCAAACGAGTTAGAGTCCATCGTAAAGAAGAATATTGAGGACAAGGAAGTCTCTCATTATCTTTTCGTAAACGACTGGGACACCCCTTGCATCTATTTCAAGAACCGTTTAAAGGAACTTGAAGCAAAGGGCGGCGACAAGAATGTTTATGTCGTTGATAACTTTGAAGTGCCAAACGGTTTAGGTATCCTTCGTTCTGCTATCAAAGAGAATAAGGAAACCATTTCTACGAACGCCATTCAAAACTATACGGGCGTTCCGATGCTGGTTAGATTACACGCTGCCTTCCCGGTGACTGTAACTTATACTGGGTCGATATCGGCTGAACTGGGACTATAAGTTCCCATTCGGTCTTCGATATAACCTTGGAGCTTTTCAAGGTAACGCTTACGCTTGGTGTAAATCAAGCGTAAGTTGTTTAATATTACGGTGGTCATGTAGTTGAAGGCCGCACCCTTTTCCTTCTTGAAATTCTTGAGGATTTTGAGTATAAGAAGGAAGCACTCTTGCTTGGCCTCCTCCCGATCAACTTTGAAGGCATACCCAGACATTAATCTGTCTATTAATAAATCGAAGTATGCAAATAGTTCATCTTGGACTGCCTTGTCGCCAGACACATAAATTTGTATAAGCTCTTCAAACCGTTTGTTGTCAATATAATTTACCATGCAGAGCTATAATAGTGCCATGGACTTAGACAAGCTTTTTAATCCATCTAGTTCCAAGTGCCAGGGATGTACTATCTTAAGTCAGCCGTTGTCCAGGCATTCGATCATGGACTACGAGGACGCTCCTCAATGCGATATCCTATTTGTATCTGATTCGCTCAAGCTATTTGAAGGCGACTTTGTAGCCTTCCGTGCCAACGAGTGGAATCTAATTATGAGGGAGGTACGCAAGGTAGGACAGAATACTAAGCTGATCGGATTCACGGCTGCGGTGAAGTGCCCACATATCAAGAAGGAAGATATGTCGGCTAAGAACCGTAAGATCTGCCGACAGCACTTGGAAGATACGATCACGCAATACAAGCCTAAGCTGGTATTCGCCTGTGGAAGTCTGGCTACCATGATGATCTATGGTAAGAATGTAGACGATAAGAAAGCCAGAGGTAAGGCTGTAGACTTTGAAATGGCGGGGCACAAATTCCGCCTAGTATCCATCTTCCATCCCTACCAAGTAATCGCCGAGCCGAAGAATGCTTATCTTTTCAGTCTAGATATCGAGAACAACATCAATGCTGAGATCTATGGGATCAAGAAGGAGTCTGGTTTCGGCTTCACTCCTATCTTCAGCCTCGATGAACTGAATAAGATTTCCAATGAGTTCATTGACACCGATGATCCCATTGCTGTAGATATCGAAACCACGGGCCTGAACTTCTTGGACGAGTCTATCCAGACCATCTCCATGTCAGTTCTCTCCCCAGAGGGTAAGCAGACTACCATCTCGATCCCATTAGACCATAAAGAGAATAATCAGGGTCTGATGTTCAAGGCCAAGGTATGTGAGTTTATTGCGTCTGTGATGAGGAACAAGCGCAATCGTAAGATCCTACAGAACGCTAACTTCGATCTCAAGTTCCTAAAGAAGTACGGGATCGAAGAGGTCTATAATGTGTTCGATACCAAGATCATGCAGCATACCTACAACGAGGACGTACCCAAGTCGCTGAAGGATCTGGTCAACTACTACTTTCCAAATGAGAGCATCTAATGCTCACGGTTGAAGATAACAAGAAGTTCGATTGGCGCAACATCTCCCTGGCCGATTGTCTCAAAGGCAATGCCATGGATACTCACTACACAGCCAAGATCTATTACAAGCTGTTAGAGGAGTTGCAGACCAAGAAGCTGGAGACCCTTTATGAGCGTCTGATCTCTCCTGCAACCATGATCTTCCGAGACATGGAATACGACGGGCTGCTGATCGACCAAAACAAGCTAAAGGAATTGAAGGTTGATATCCTAGCCAAGCTACAGATGCTTGAAGGAAAGCTCAAGTCCTGCAAGGGCCTCCCGCCAGACGTTAACTTCTCTTCATCTCATCACCTCGTCCTTACACTGTTCTCTCTGGAGAGAAGCACGGCGGGGGAATGGACGATCAATGAGCAGTATGGATTTGGCCTGTACCCATTTGCCAAGACAGAGAAGGGCCAGCCTCAGACGAACGAAGAGACGATGGTGCAGCTACGGGATATGGTCAACGAGGAATACAGAAGGAGAACAAAGTGAAGTCTAGAGAAGATAAGGACATGGAGATCGAGATCGCTAAGTCTGTGATCAGAGATCTACCTGACGATAAACTCTTTGCCGCCAAGGAGTTCTTCGACAATCTATTCGACCACAAGCGAATCACCAAGCTCTACAATACCTATATTGAAGGTGTAGAGACTGCCTTAGC